GGTTAGCGCCTACAGAAGAAAAGCTATTATCTTTCGGTAATACAGCGGCCGCATCAGGAAAATCAGTAATTTTTTACGTAGAGGCAGTTGCTGACGCCATCGTCGGGGAGATGGAGCGGCTTAAGGAATTCGGAATCAAAGCCAAGCAGTTTGACGATACGATTGAGTTCACTTTCCGGGGAGTAACTGATTCAGTTGATCGAAACGCGAATGCAATAACAAAATATTTAGCGAGTATTGGTAGTGACTTACCATCAGCATTTAAAGTAGCAGGCGTATTCGCCGGCGCGGCGACTAAGCAAATGGATACCCTGGACGGCGCAATATCAAATCTTGGCGTAGAGACAGACTTATTAGCTGATAACATATTTCAAGCGTTAGAGCCAGCATTACAAGCAGCGGTTAGCGTAATGACAGATTTTGCTAGTTGGCTTAATAAAGTTGTTGTTACTATGCGCCAGTGGCTAGTATTTACCATAGGTGGTTTTGACGAATTAACGATAAAAACAAAAGCTTGGGCAGCTGAAATGTTTGCATCAGAAAAAGAATTAGTGAAAATAGCCGAACAGCGTAAACAAGATTTACAAATAAGTCGTAATACAGTTAAACAAATGGTTAAAGAATTAGACGCATTAACCAATATTGACGAAGCCGCTAAAAAATATTCTAAAACTTTAGATAAGCGAGCAGCAGAGCAAGACAAGGTTACGTTAGGTATGAAAGTAACCGCGATACAGACGCAATCATTAGCTGAATTTATGTTAGAACTTGAAGAGACTGTTATTAAAGCTGATAATGCTCAAGAAAATATGTTTGAAGCACAAAAAAAATTAAATGAAATGTTCCAGAGCGGCGAGTTAGATGCAGCAGAATTTCAAGATAGAATAGAAGTTTTGAACGAAATGATGGGTGTTGAATTACCAGAATCTGTTAATGAACTTAATGAATTTTGGAAACAAGCATTTAGAAATATGCAATCAGATCTTGCTAATTTCTTTGCTGATGCGACAACTCGAAAATTTAAATCATTTAAAGATGGTATGCAATCACTTGCATTATCATTTGCGCAAACAATAAATCGTATGGTAGCACAATGGTTAGCGGCTAAGGTATTAACGTCTGGCTTTGGAATGTTTGGAATTACCGCTGGTGGTACAAGATCGTTTGCAGATGGTGGTAGACCACCATTAAATGTTCCGTCTATTATTGGCGAGCGTGGACCTGAATTGTTTGTGCCAGATACCGCAGGTACTATAATTCCAAACGAACAAATGGGTAGTAAAAATGTTAGTATTAGTATTACTGCAATGGATAGTCAGGGTGTAATGCAAGCATTAGAAAGTAATAAACGTGGTATTACTGAATTAGTTTTCGGTACCCAACAAACATATAACATGAGTGTAGCATAATGGCATTTGATAATACAATTTTTCCATATTACCCAATAAAGCATAATATTTCAAAAACTATTATCAATCCAGTTTCTATTGTTTCAAACGGTGCATTTGAATATAGAATTAAACGCCAAGCGTGGGAAAGATATAAATGGATATTGCCTACACAAACAATGACACAAGAACAAAAAGAACAAATTAAAAGTTTTCTTGTCCAACGAAACTCTTCCTTAAATTCCTTTAAGTTTCGTGATCCTGATGCAGCTTCGTATATTAATGCGGAGCTGCCACTTTATTCTGGTGCTTTTCATAATGCTATATTACCTCTTTCGATGGTTGATCAAAGTAGCACAAATGGTTATGGAAATCACCCTATATTTAATATTGATACAACCCAATTAACATGGACGTTAAATGGTGTAACACAAGGGGCTGGTATTAATTTATCCTACACTAATAACGAGCCGCTATTAGAATTTCCAGGATCCATATTTTCTGATACTGTTAAAGTAAGCGGACCTATTACATTTACTGTTAGATTAAATTCTACTATTGAGTATGCACTAATTGCATTAGATACCAACAATGAAACAGCAGGCGTTAATCACGCGGCGATAGAATTAATAGAAGTCTTTGGTGAATATTAATGAAAACTATAAGCGCTAATTTAAAAGCAGGTATAGCAAACGGAACCATTGCAACATTTGTAAAAATTACAAGAACAGATGGTGTTGTTTTAGGATATACTGATCATGATATTTTATTATCATATGATAATGTTTCGTATGTGCCGTCTCCCTCATTACAAAAAATATCAATGCACCTTAGAAATAATGCAGAAGTATCTAATCAAGAATTTTTATCAACATGGGATATTAATGTAACCGAAGCCGATTTAAAAAACGGTCTTTATGATGATGCGTCAATTGATGTGTTCCGTGCAGACTATACTTATATAGATGTTAGTAATAGAATCCAAGAGATTATTATAATTTTCAGAGGAAGCCTTGGTTTAATCCAATGGACAGACGAAGGATACCGTGCAGACGTGCATAGTATAATGCGACAGCTTCAACGTCAAATTGGATTAACATATACATCGAAATGTAGATTTGTTTTGTACAGTCAACAATCTCCAATATCTGTTGGTGCGTGTACGATAGACAAGACTTCTTATACTGAAAACATGAATATAGCATCAGTTACAAATAAATTAAAATTTACAACTAGCGGCTCGGCACAGGCAAATGATTATTTTGCGAACGGTCAACTTACATGGATAAGTGGATTAAATACTGGGGCTGTTTATACCGTAAAATCATTTAAGTCATCTAATATTTTTGAATTGTTTTTACCAACAGTTTTTACTATAAATATTAATGATACTTTTACTGTATCAGCAGGGTGTGATAAGACATTTAATACATGCAAAACAAAATTTAGTAATCAATTAAACTTTGGTGGTTTTCCACATATCAAAGCGGAGATTAATTGGAAATGATAATTTCAAAAATACGAAAGGATATCGTTCATGAAGCCAAGGAATGGCTTGGAACAAAATGGCAACACCAAGCTTGTGTTAAAGGTGTTGCTGTTGACTGCGCTATGCTTATCGCAGGCGTTGCTAAAAATGTTGGTTTGGTATCTGATACTGATTTAAAAAAAATACCACCATATCCAAAGGATTGGCATTTTCATCAAGATGTTGCAATGTTACCAGAAGTCATGGAATCATTTGGATGTAAAAAACGCAATGTTAAATATCCACATTATGGGGATATTTTAGTTTTTAAAATTGGTAGATGTGATTCACATTTAGGAATTATGATCGAAGATAATGTTTTTATTCATTCATATTCTGGCGGCAATAATCAAGTTGTATCAAATAGATTAAATGGTGGATGGGTTGATCGTTTAACAAGCGTTTACCGTTTCCCAGGAGTTAAATAATGGCCCAGTTAGCAATACCATTAGCAGGCGCCGGCTTAGGATTTTGGCTGGGTGGTCCGATTGGCGCAAGCCTTGGCTGGGTAGTAGGGTCATATGCATCTACACCAGATCCAGAACAACCAGAAATAGGTGACCTGCGTGTTCAAACATCAACGTATGGAGCTGGCTTGCCTTTCATTACTGGCAGACAGAGGTTGTCTGGAAATATAATTTGGGCTGCAGATAAAACAACTTATTCTGTTGATACTGGTGGTAAAGGCGGACCACCAGGTTCAAATCAAACAGGATATAAAATTAGTATTGCAATTGCAATTTGTCAGGGGCCGATAAAAGGGATATCAAAAGTTTGGGAGCAAGGTGAAGTTAAAGCTGACGCAACAAACCAAGGTAAATTACCAGGAAAATTATATTTGGGTAATTTAACTGATCAAGCAGATCCAACAATTGAAGCGATTGAAGGCGTGGGTAATACACCCGCATATAGAGGAATAGCATATATGGTATTAACAGATTTTGACTTAGGAGTATCGGGTGCTATTCCACAGTTTAGCTTTGAAGTAATTAAGGATATTGCATTATAATGGCACTGGCAACAAATACAACAATCGGAACGATTTATCTAAATGGTGATTTTCATACCAGTAATGATGCGTTAGCGCCTGAATTAACAGCGACTGGTGTAGTGGCAGGAATTTATAATTTTCCAGATATTGTAGTTGATATAAAAGGCAGAACATTATATTTACGCGAAGCTACTGTTGATGATGTGCCATGCGCTACTAACACAAGTTGTGGAGTTGTTAAAGTCGGCGGAACTTTGAATGTTGATGTTAACGGCAAAGTGGATATGAATATAGCGACAACAAATTCTTTAGGCATGATTCAACCAGATGGAAGTTTTACTTTAAATGGAAGCTTATTATCATTGCAACAACCCATAGCAACTGTTAGTTCTTTAGGTACGATTATTGTTGGTGCAAATTTAGGTATTGACGCTAATGGTATATTAGTACGATCAGCAAGTAGTCAAGGCGATGCGACAACATCGGCAAAAGGATTAGTACAAATTGGTTCTGGTATTAATGTAGCAGCAGGTATTATATCTGCTGTTGAGGGTACTAATGCAACAAAAGGTATTATCAATTCAGCTGATACAAATAATATTACAATTACAACTGGATCCGTTGATATAGGAACTAATATAGGCGTTAAAAATACAGCGCAAATATGGACCGCAGCACAAAATGGAGCAATGCAATCACTTACAAATATTATAGGTAGTTTGACATTAGACGCAGCCAATTATAGTGTTTTTGATATTGTTGCCAGCGGAGACATAACATTAAACAACATTATAAATTTAGCACCGAATCAACAAGTTGATATTATTATGCATTTGGGTGATTTAGTTACAGAATATAATTTAACATTTAACAATACGTTTTTTAAAATAAGTGGAAATACAACAGCACGGCAGACAACTTTAATATCTGTTGTAGAAATAACAAACAATTCAACACAATATGGTTATACGATAGTTCAACCATATATGGTATAAGGTGAAATATAATGGTAGTAGCAACAAATACAAGTCCGGGTG